AGGGCAATGATTTTCGCACATTTTTGTGCGAAAATACCGGCGAGCGCGGTAGGCCGGGAAATGATGCGCAGTTGACCATTGAAATGGCTAAGGAGCTCTGTATGCTCCAGCGCAATGATAGAGGTAAACAGGCACGCTTGTATTTTATCGAGCTGGAAAATGCTTGGAATACGCCTGAAATGGTAATGTCCCGGGCGCTGCGTATGGCGGAGCAGAATTTAAGAACGGCTATGCAGGAGAATTCAAAACTTACGGTGGCGGTACAAACAATGCAACCAAAGGCAGAATATTTTGATGAATTGGTAAGTCGTAATTTGCTTACGAATTTTCGGGAAACCGCAAAGCAACTGGGAATCGGTCCTAAGACCTTTATTGCATTCCTGTTAGACAAAAAATATTTATACCGTGATAAACGCGGGCGCTTAATGCCGTATGAGGACAAGAATGCAGGATTGTTTGAAATCAAAGAATCCTATAATGATAAAACAAAATGGGCAGGCACTCAAACATTGGTAACACCCAAGGGGAGAGAAACCTTCCGTCTGTTATGCATATAGGAGGCCATGATGGAATCACATGAGAATTTTAGTTGTCGTTGCAACATCGATGAGGCTATACGCCTGTCGGATATAGCAACGGTGGACATTTTGGAAAGGGCGAGACTTTGTTACCGTGATGCATATCGTTCCGATTGTTCAGAAGATGTGCAGTGGAGATGCAGCCGATCGCTTTTGAGCGTTTACATAATGGGCTTTTTGAGTGGCGCACGAGCCGTGCGTGAACGCAAAATAAAATAGTCAGTTGGAGCAGGTGTCTATTCCTGCTCCTTTTTATTGGAGGTGAGCCTCATGTAAAATACAAATTGCAGTCAACTGCAAACGGCGGCTAAGACACGCTGTTTTTTTATGTCAAAAAGGAGGATTTTATGCAGACATTAAATATTAAGGTCACCCAGCAGGCGGTGATCTTACAAAACAAAGACCCGGTGACAGCTGAGAATGTCAATCAGATTCGCTGTGTGGTAGAGCTGGACCCGGCATACGCCGATCTGGTCGTGCGGGTGTGCATGAACGGCCAGTTTGCCACTGTGGTGGATGGACAATGCTTCGCCCCGCCGCTGCAAGAGGGAATGTGCCGCCTGGGCGTTTACGGCTATGCCGTGGATGGCGAGCAGTTGGTGCAGCGTATAAGCCCGGAGCCGTGCGTGTTTTATGTGCGCCCTGGTTCTTATGACCCGGCAGCTGTGGAGACGGACGCACCGGATCCAACGGAGTTGGAGTCTTATTACGCCAAGGTGCAGGCACTGCTCAAGGATATTGGTAAGGGTGTGAATGGCACCACTTATACGCCCAGTGTGTCCGCAGCGGGGGAGATCAGCTGGACCAATGACGGCGGGAAGGACAACCCGGAACCGGTGAACATTAAAGGCCCAAAGGGTGACACGGGTCCCCAGGGCGCTCCTGGTAAAGATGGAGAGCGAGGACCGCAGGGCGAACCGGGAAAAGATGGTGCAGTGGGCCCACAGGGTTCCCAAGGGGAGCCGGGCGCAGAGGGCCCGCAAGGCCCACAAGGTGAGCAAGGCCCCCAGGGCGAACAAGGACCAAAAGGTGATCCCGGTCCTGCAGGCGCTGATGGCAAGGACTATGTGCTGACGGACACGGACAAAACCGACATTGCCGCCAAGGTGGAGATCCCGGATGGTTCTGTGACTACGGACAAGCTGGCGGACGGTGCTGTCACCGGTGATAAGGTCAGCTCACTGGCCATTGAAGGTAAGCACATCAAATCACGCACAATAACTGGAGTTCGGCTGGCTCTAAAAACGGTCACAGAGAACCTGTTAAGTGATGAGTTGCAAGCCAAACTTACCAGCTGGGTGGGCACTCTGGCACAAGCGGCAGGCGATGCGGTCACCTTACACGAATGGTGGAACATCTCTGAGTTCTGCCCCTATGTGCTGAATGTGGATTATGACACCAAGGGCACCATTACATTGCACGCTGACGATGCTAAGAGCGGCGATCATGCCTTGACCTTGCGCAGCGGGGCGCTGGTGTCATTCTTTGAGGAAAACGGTACGGAGTGCGCCGTGATTACGCAATCTGACTTTGGCGTTGCGGTGGTCCGCCGAGCTGCGGATGGCAGCGGGACGGTCACCCTGCTGACTGCGGGCAACACCGGTTCTGCTGAGACCTGGGAGACCGTGTTTACCAAAACATTTGACGCCGATACAACGGACAAACAAAACTGGATTTTGTCTAAGCCGTGCAGAAAAATTAAGTTGCGCATGGTTAGCGTTGGAACTACTACCAATAGTAGTGCCGGAGACCAAACTGTATATTTGAATTCGTACACATCTGAGACTTACATACCCAATTTCGTTTCGATGTTGCAAAAGATAAGGGAAGTTTCGTTGTTGCAGAGGTTGAATTGACTGCTGACATGGTGCGTGTAATGCAAAACAAATCAGATAAGTCAAGTGGCTTCAAACCAGCTGATGTCATGGAAAAAGGCTGTATATGGCTTAGCAACAAGGTTAACTTCAACATATTCAAGGATGTGGAGGCTCACGGCGCGATTAAGTCGTTAGGTTTCCCAACCAATGGACGAACAATTGGTGCAGGCACGCAAGTTGAAATATTGGGGGTGGCAAAATGAATGTGGAGACAGAAAGCCGCATTGCGTTTTTGAAGTCCGAGCTGGCGGAGACGGATTACCTCTGTCTGAAGTACACGGACGGTGCGCTGTCCGAAGATGAATATGCGCCGATCCGCCGGCAGCGGGCTGCGTACCGGGCAGAGATCAACGCCCTGCAAGGGGGTGATAGCCATGAGTGACGCTATAATTGTAGCTATTGTGTCCGGTGTGTTTTCCCTGGCAGGATATTTATTTGGCAATTATAAGAGTCAAAGCAAGACCTTGTACCGAATAGATCAGCTGGAAAAAAAGCAGGACAAACACAATACGCTGATTGAGCGTATGTACAATGTTGAGGATCGCATACATGTGCTTGAGAATAAGCAAGCTGTTGCGGATCATAGAATTAAAGATTTGGAGGATAACAAAAAATGAAAGTAACCACAGGAACAATCGCAAGAACCGTCGTGTTGGCGGTATCTCTGCTGAATGTATTGCTCAATGCCTTTGGCAAGAACCCTTTGCCCTTTTCGGACGATGAGGTGTACACCGCCGTGTCAACGGTGGTGGCCGTAGTAGCTTCCCTGGCTGCATGGTGGAAGAACAACAGCTTTACAAAAGCTGCTTTGAAAGCGGACGAAACCCTGGCGCTGGAGCGCACGGAGACGGCAGAAAGCGAGGCGGTCAAGTGAGCAAGCTCTATTATTGCCGCCAAACAACGGAGAAATGTAAAAGCATTCGCTATCCCAGTAAGCCCCATCCGTACAAGTATGGAACCTCCGGCTGCATTTACACCAGCGGCTGCGGGGTATGCGCAAGCCTTATGGTGCTCCATAACTTCGGCTTTACCGGCTTGGATACGGCAGCCTGGACACAGAAGTGCCTACTGATGGGCGCACGGTCCGCAGATGGCACCGATATGGACACGGTGGCAGTGTACCTGGAGAAGCATTACTCCATCGTAAGCAAGCGGGCAAAGACCGTTGCTGACCTGAAGAACCACCTGAAAGCCGGTGGCAAAGCTATAGTGTGCGTCAGTGGTGGCGGCAAACAGCTGTTCTCCAACGGCGGCCACTATGTGTATGTGGGCGGACTGGACAAGAGCGGTAACCTGATCGTGCTGGATCCCTACTGGTACGACGGTAAGTTTACCTTGACGACCAACCGCCGGAAGTACACAAAGGTCAAGAATGGCCGGGAGGTGTATGTGCAGCCTGCGGCGCTTGCCTCTGATTTGAGCGGCATTTGGCTGTTCACCAACGCCAAAGGCGGCAAGACGGTGTATGCGGAAAGCGATGTCAACTACAAAAAGGCGGTGCCCAAAGCACCGACGGTTAAGCCGGGTACATACATCACCACCGCAGTGCGGGGAATTTACAAGGGCGCAGGTGCTGCTGCCGGACGCAAGAAGGTCAAGGATCTGACCACGGACGGCCGGCGACACGCTACAAGCAGCAAGCAGACCGCAGACGCTATGCTGCGCTCCGGCACCACCATCACCGTGCTGGAGACCAAGCTGCTCAGCACCGGCAACCTGTGGGCGCGCTGCCCCTCCGGCTGGCTGTGTGTATGGGAAAAGGATATTGACCGTAAATTCATCAAGTAAAGCAAAAAGCCCACCGTTATCCGGTGGGCTTTTTGTGCTGTTCATGGATTA